CCGCCGCAAGTTACAGCCCAACGACCGCGACAGCGGACGATGCCTCGAACAAGTACACGATCACCCTGAAGCAAGGGTCGACGGCCATCTCTTCGGCTCTGGATTCAGACGCCGCCGGATGGAGTGTCGGCACCGCGTATGCGTTCACCCTGTCGGCCGCCGGTGCTTCTCTGGAGTTCGGCGCGGCGGATGTCTTGAAGATGACACTCGACGAGACAGGCTCGGCTACGATGGCGGGGAACGTGTTCCTCACCTTCGAGCAGGTCAGGGCGTAACCATGGGGAAGGCCGTCACGTTCAAGGAAGACAGCAAGCGCGATCACTACCGGGGATCACTCCCTGGACTCGGGGCCGTATGGCTCCGAGGTGAGACGCGAGAGGTCGACGAGAGCGTGGCGGCCTATCTCCTCGAGACGTTCCCGCACATGTTCGAGGCGGGACCGGAGAAGAAACCAGAACAACCGAAGAAGGCCGCCCCGCGCGCCATGAAGGCCAGCGCACCTAAGGCCCCGAGAACAGTCAAGAAGCGCGCGCCACGCGCGAAGAAGAAGGCGGACGCATGATCAAATTCAAGAGCGAGAGATCGGGCGAGTACCCGCGCGGGTTCTACTGGACACCCGGCGAGGTGAAGCAACTCGACGAGAAGGCCGCCAAGAGCGCGCCCGGATGGCTGTCTAAGGTCACACCCCCGAAGAAGAAGAAGAAGCCCTCAGCGGGCGCTGAGGAGTAGCGCGTGGCCGTAGTCAGCGGGAGCGAGTGTCGTCTCTTCATCCGTGGCCTGTCTGGCTCGGCTGAAGACTCGAACATCGAGACGATCGTCGATGCCGTCGACGCATCGATCGCGCGCTACCTCGGATGGCCGAAGAACAACGCCGGATCCTACACCCTCGCCTCCGGCGCTTACGTCGTCTACTTGACCGGCGACCACTCGAAGCGACTCGACCTCCCACTGATCCCGGTGACCGCGATCACCTCGATCTATGACGATCCCGATCTGGCCTACACGGACGACGCCGACCTCGTCGCCTCTTCCGATTACGTCCTCTACGGGAACGAGGGCCTCGTCATGCTGAAGCACGACTCGACTCACGGACACTGGACGAAGATCGAACGCGCGATCCGGGTGACCATGACCGCCGGCTTCTCGAGCATCCCACAAGAGATCAAGCAGGCGATCGGACTTCAGGTCGCTCACATCTGGCAGGCCCGCGACCATGTCGGCCGATCGAAGGTGACGCAGGGAGGCGGGTCGATCGAGGTCGCGTCTCTCGCGCTGTTACCCGAGGTGAAGGAACTCATCGCCCCCTGGCGGATGGGTTCGAGTTGGATCGGGTAGCCCGTGGCGATGACCCTCCAAGAGTTCGCCGAGAGAGTCCAAGGGGCGAGCCGTGAATTACGAGGGGCGCTCCTTCAGGAGCTTGTGAACACGGCCCTCCGTGCTGAGACCGAAGCGAAGCTCCGGGTCACGGCGGGCGGTGTGACTCGTCTGAACGTTCGGACGGGTAGGCTCCGAGCATCCATCGCCGGCGGGGTCCATCAAGACGGAGACGCGATCGTCGTCGAGGTGTCCGCCGGTGGTCGCTCTCCGAACTCGAAGCAACTCTCCCCGAACACGACACGGACACCGGGGGAGGTTCGATACGCTGCGATCCACGAGTACGGCGGAACCATCCGCCCGACCCGTCGCCAGTTCCTTACGATCCCCGTACACGAGAGCCTCCGCACCGGGGCCGGTGTCGCGCGCTTCGCGAGCGCTCGGGATGTCCCCGGGCTTCAGTACGCGGAGACCTCGGGGGGGCAGAGGCTTCTCATCCACGAGGACAGCGGCGAGGTCTTCTATCTCCTCCGGCGGTCGATGACTCTACCGGCTCGGCCGTATCTCCGACCAGCCATCCGCACCGCCGGGATCCGAATGAACTCCGACGTCCTCCGCGCTCTTCGGAAGAGTCTCGTCTTCGGTCGGCCGAGTGTTAGGAGTTCAGGATGAGTAAAGAGACCGACATCATCGACGCGATCGTCTCCGACATCGCAGGGATCACCGGGGCCGGGTACAGTCAGGATCTCAGCGGAGCGGATCGCGTCGTCATCGGGGAGACCTTCCAGCCTCACCGAGTCCCGGGCGTGTATGTCTTCCCCGGAGCGGTCCGAAGCTCACAGGGTGCGACGACGGTCCTCAACAAGTACGACAGACAGTTCATGGTTCAGATCGAGGGCTGGGTCGCGCCGGAGAACGACTCGCCGAAGTCCGCGCTCTATGCGGCGATGAACCTCGCGGCGGACGTAAGGAAGGCTCTCGAGACGAACCGAGGACTGTCTTCACTTGTGCATGACGTCTCCATTGATATGATGAGCTACGACGGCGCTGAGCTTCAGAGACCCGGACTCGGGGCCGTGATCCTTCAGATGATGGTGACCTTCAGCGAGAGGGCCGGCGCGTGAGTTGGTACAATTCAAATTACAAATTCCGCGAGCCGGTGACGGCGTTCAACAACACGTCCGCGACTACCGTCGACATCGAACTCGTGATCCCCTCCGACTTCCCTCGGTTCTGGGACAACGTCGCGTCCGATAATGACGACGTCGTGATCACCGCGAGCGACGGACAGACGAAGCTCGACTTCCAAGTCTCCTCTTGGAACTACGCGAACAAGACCGGGACGATCAAGATCAAGGGCTACGCGCTACCGAACGGACAGCTCTCTGTCTCGGGGAAGATCATCGCGGTTTACATGTACTTCGGTTTCGACGACGGCGCGGGGGGCTCACCGACGAGCGTCCAGAACACGAACCTCGCCGCCCTCAGTAACGCGATTACCAGTACCTTCGTAGAGGTAGGGGACCCTCTCCGCGCGGGCGCTCAGGTCCTGACAGCGGCCTTCGAGCCACCGGGACAGAGTGCCCCGGCGCAAGTCCTCTACGCTCCCGGCGGGACGGACATCAAGACGAACTTCTTCTTCGATGTTCGTCCGATGCTCGCCGCCCGTCGGCAACTGTTCAACGGGTCGCTACTCTTGGAGGAGATCGATACGTTCGACTTCCTGATCCATCACACGGACGGGACCGATCTCACCTCGTCGATGGTGCTCGAGTCCGAGGGTCGGATCTTCAATCCCGGCTATATCCGGCTGGGCTTCCAGACCGTGAACACACACAACGCCGATAACTACCTGATCACCCTGAAGCTCGTCACCGATACCGGCCGGCTTCTCGAATTCTACGCGACCTTGAAGGTCCGAAAAATCTCAGCCCCCACAGCATAGGAGGCCACCATGGCCAACACTTATTTCGGCCGCGACTCGTACATTCTCCTCGACAAGGTCACGTCCTCAGACGGTGCCTACGGGACAGCGACAGCGGACTACATCATCGCGAACCCGCTCATCGGGACGACCATCCAGCGGACGATCGAGAAGACCCCCCGCCCGCATCTCGTGACCGGCGCGAACAACCGCCGATCTCACTTCGTGGCGAGCGATAACGTAGGTGGAACCTTCACAATCGAGGCGAACTATTCGACGATCGGGCTCATCTTGAAGCACGCCCTCGGAGCCGGCTCGACCTCAGCGGGGACGCCTAACACCCACTCCTATACCATGGCCGCCGCGCTCCCCGATAACGGGCTGACCGCGTCGATCGTCCGGGGCTCGGGTGGTACCGGCGAGATCATCGAGGGAGTTCGGATCGCCTCGATGACGTTCACGAGCAACTCGGCCGAAGTCGCTACGCTCGAGTGCGAGGTGATCGGCGAGACCTCCAACGTCACCACCACGGACGGATCCGAGACTCGGGCCGACGCATCGACCGACGCCACGCTGATCGCGGCCATCCCCGATGACCCGGTCCTTCACCATCACATGACCGGGGGGACCTTCACCTTCGACGGCGAGGCTGTCTCCGTTCGCTCGGTGACCGTGACGATCAACAACGGGATCGCCCGTCGTCAGTTCCTCGGCTCGAAGGTCACCGCGGACCCTCTCCGCTCCGACTTCTCGTCCGTCGAGGTCTCCATGGAGATCGACGTAAACGACGCCCTGTATGCGAAGTACGTCGCCGACGTGAACGGAGTCGACGCGACCCTGACGTTCAACGACGGTGCCTCCGGTGCTAACGAGCACGAGATGAAGTTCTTCTTCCAGAATTGCCGGCTCACCGAGTGCTCCGATCCGATCAATGGTGCGGGCCTGCTCGGTCAGACGATCGGCTTCGTCTGTGAGTCTGACGGCACGAACCACGGACTCAAGATCGACGTCAAGAACAACGCCGCGAACCCTGAACTCCCCGGCACCTGATCCAACAACAACACACACAGGAGACGACCATGTCCGCCACACTTCACGCCATCAAGAACGCCGCGACCTCGACGATCTTCGTCGACCCGCTCCACTTCCAGATCCGCAAGGTACGGACCGCCGACGTCGCTCAGATCGGGGTCGCGGCTCTCGCGCTTATGAACCCCGCCGCCGCGGCCAAGAAGACGAAGCGCAAAGCACCCGAGGAGGACCTCGAGTCTATGCTCTCGAGGCTGAGCCCGAAGCAAGTCGGAGAACTAACCGAGATGCAAGCGGCGATATGCTGCGCGGGTGTCATGGCGATCAGCACGAACGGCGAGGAGTGGACGAAGGTCGATCTCGTCATGACCTCAAAAGAGGAAGACGTCGACGCCGGTCGTCTCTGTGTTCACTCTCTCCCGCCTGGAGTCGTCGAGAATTGCTTCTCGGAGATCCTCGAACTGTCGACCGACAAGGGAGGATCGGCGGCGCGGCTCGCCTCGTTTCTCGAAGCCGGAGAACAGGAAGATCCTCCTCATGCTGGACACGCTGGCGAGAAGGTACGGGACAACGCCCGCCGAGCTTCTCGACAGTGACTTGGAGACCTTCGTGTTCAACCTCCTATGTTACCAAGAAGCCGACGCTGTCTCCGAGGCTCTCGTGAAGAAGCTCACGGCCTCGGGGATGCCAGTCTTCCCGGCGGCGATCGTGAAGTCGTAAGGGGTCCAAGTGTCGAACCAGATCAAAGCATCCCTGAAGCTCCTCGGGACTCGTGAAGCCTCGCAGGGTCTCCGCGACGTAGGCCGCGCGGCCGAGGGTGCGGAGGAGAACGTCGGAGATCTGAACGATCGACTCCGTGACTCGCGGGGGCGCTTCACCGGCGCGGGTCGCGCGGCGAGGGGTGCGGGCCGAGAAGTGAGGGGCGCGGGCAGAGATGCGAAATTCTCCTCCGCTCGGTTCGCGGATCTGGGTGCGTCTCTCGCAGGTATGGCCAAGGGCGCGACGATAGCGGCGGCGGCGATGGCTGGGATCGGTTTCGCGGTGGTCGGCAAGGGAGCGATCCAGGCGTCCGCCGAGATGGAGAGGTTCGAGTCTCAACTGTCCGTCCTGCTGAAGTCGAGCGACAAGGCGAAGATCCGACTCGAGGAACTCTTCAAGATCGGGTCGACGACTCCCTTCGAGCTTGGCGACCTCGTGAAGGCCGACCAGATCCTGACGTCCTTCGGGGCCGATGCGGGGCTCATGCGCGAGGGCGTTATGGACCTCGCCGGCGCGCTCGGTGGTGAGCTTCCCGACGCGGCGATGGCTGTCGCGAAGTCCTTCGGGGCTGGCATGGGAGCAAGCGACCAATTGCGCGAGTCTTACGCGCTCCTTTTCCAAGACGTGAAGCGTCGGGCCTCCGAGCTTGGAGACGCCTCGGACATCAACAATTGGCGGGCCGCCCTGGTCGACGCGCTACGAGCCACCGACGGCGTCGTGAAGGGCGGGACCGCACTTCTCGCCGCGACCTTCGAGGGTCAACTCTCCAACGTCGCTGACTCGTGGTTCAAGTTCAAGAAGCAAGTCGGAGACGCGGGGCTCTTCGACTATGCGAAGCTAGGGATCGCTGAACTGATCGAGGGGATGAACAGCGGGACCGCCGCCGGTCAACGGTTCACCGACCTTCTGTCCTCGGCATTGATCGACGCCCTCGACGGGACGGCTCGCGTAATGTCCGTTCTCGCCGGTGCGATCTCGTCCGTGGCGATGGGAGTCGCGGGGCTCGTGACCGCGTTCAACGGGTTGTTACTCGTGGTCGCGAAGGTCCGTCTGTCCTTCCTCGAGTTCGAGAAGTCGACCGACGTCTTCGGGGAACTCGAGGGCGAGGGCGAACTCGCGAAGAAATTCGCGGCTGATCTCGATCAGGCTCGGCAACGGGTCGACGACCTCACGGGATCGGTGAACCGCTCCGAGCAAGCGATGGGGGCGTTCTTCGACGCAACCGTGAAGATGGGCCGGGTCGGAGGGACACTCGACGAGGTCCGCGAGAAGTTCGAGAAACTTCAGGCGGTCCAGGCGAACCAGCGCGCCATGGATCCCGCGAAGAGCTTCGCGCAAAGCAGGCGCGACGACTTCCGAAAGTTCCTCGAAGATGAAGGACTTCGCGAGCCGGACAAGCCCTCGACGGCCGCACCGACCGGCAAGGCCAAGAAGAGCGCGGCTCAAGAGATGTTCGAGGACCTCGAGAAGCAACTCGCGAAGCTCATCCCGAAGGAGACGCTGTCGGATGTCGAGAAGCTCGACGCCCTCCTCGCTCAACTCGCCGAGGGGATGAGGACGACGAGGGCCTCGACGAGTCGGAATTGGGAAGGACTGATCGCATCCGCCGAGCGCGCGCGAGAGGTGGCGATTAAGGCCGAGGCGGACGAGAAGGCGGCGAAGACTGCGAAGGAAGTCGAGAAGCTCTCCGAGCAGATGAAGAAGGCCGGCGCGACAGCGAGGAAGGCCGCCCTTCAAGTCTCGGGACAGTGGAGGGAGTCGGACACCCTCGGCGAGAAGATCCGCGAGACGGTCGCCAAGATGAACGAGTTCACCGCCGAGGCTGAGCGCCTCGGGCTCTCATCCACCGAGACGAAGGGAACCCTCGACTCGATGCGAGAGAACGTGAAGGCGCTCACGGAGGCCAGGAAGAAGGCACTCGAAGAGGAGCGGAAGATCATCGAGGAGGAGTCTCGGAAGTCTCAGAGCTTCCTCGAGAAGACCTTCGGATCGGGCCTGAAGGGCTTCGCCTCTCAACTCGGGGGGCTCCTCTCCTCAGTGACTCAACTCGGGACAGGCGGCCTCGGGGGGATGCTCGGCGCGGCGGGGCCTGTCGGCGCGGGTATTGCGGGGATCGCTCAACTCGGACAGATGGGCTACACGAAGACCGAAGAATTCGTCGACCCACTGAC